GTCGCGTAAGACTCTGTAGTTTCGTTATATTCTAATTTTGCGGTAAATTGGAACTGGTATAGGAACCCACTTACCCAATTGTTTTCCCAAAAATAATTCATTATACCATTACATAAAGCAACTGCAATTTTTTCTCTTCTTGTCCATTCCCTCAATACTGTCATATCTAGGTTTTCGTTTATACACCCACTAGCAAAACATATTATTTTAACATAACACCCACCACCCGCTATACCATCTAGAACATTAAGTGATTGTGGGTTCGAGGAACCATCTGAATTATACCCATAGTTATCATCACAACAAACCCTAACCTCATCTGTCTCTTCACAACAATCGTGGTTGAATGACCCTCCGAAGGTATCACCAACATCACTATTACCTGGTGGACATTGTGGTAGACATGACGAAGTTGTACTAGGACCAGCAGGGTTTGCTGGGTCACCTGGTGGGTCACCGGGACATGGCCATCTGTGGGTGGGGTTGGATGTTAGGAAGTGCATACTATCTTCAATATTGACATTTCCGACGTTTGTCCTACACATACATTTCTCACATTCGGGGTATTTGGTTTGTCTAAGTTTAAATAAGACCATACCCATCCTTAAACCAAAAAATTCACACTTAGCACCACAACCAAAACCATTTAAATTTACCGAGCCACACATCTCTGGTGGTGCCGCACTGGAGGGTAGTATCCATGTCATCGCAAATATTGTCGTACCCCATATACTAATCTCTAGACAATATATGAAACACCAGAATACACACATTATAAATATTATAACCAAAACCACAGCTAATATAATACTTAAGAATGCAGCTAATATAGTAACAAAATACGCGATTAACTGATAGAACATACCTAGAAAATCTATTAAAAACATCCATAAGAACACCATTAGGTTTGGGCTTCTGACAGCACTGTTGATTGGGAAGAACATTGCGGTTGTGGAACATTGCTGGTCCATTTCTGGTAATATCTCTTTTATTCCAATAAATTGTCTTCTACCACTATGTTTTACATGGTCATGAAATTGTGAATAAGTATAAACCCTATTAAAGGTCATATCATAAAACACATCTTCGGCTGCGGGCATAAGATTTCTCTGTGCCCACGGATGGTAATCACTATACTTTGTAGAAAACGTATACGAACTTGCCTCAATACCAGGCCAATCACCATTATTATCACCTTCCCAATGTTTGTAGAATTCTCTAATATTTGGTACTAGGTGAGAACCTATCCTTCTTTGTCTCGCCCCACCTGTTGCTTGTTCTGGTCTTACTCTAAATCTAACTCTTGTTCTTGTAGCCACACCTAGTGTTGGGTCGTCGGATAATACCATATCACCAAACTCGTCGGTTACCATGTAGTCTAGGTTCATCGGTAGGTGTATAAGGAAAGAACCGGTGTCGTCAATTACCCTACCACCATCTTCAAGGTAGTATCTTTCTAAAATAGGTACTTCACCCCCTAATGGTGCTCCCCACCCACCAGGTAGGTATTGTGGGTAAGCAAGAGGGTCGTTTTCAAAAAATGGAGTATACCTTACACAATCTATAATTCCTGGTTTTGATATTAGACTACATAGCCCACCCATATTAGCTTTTGGTCTACAGTTATTATTTACAGAATCTTTATCGGTGTCTGAAGCTGTACTACCCATAAACACAGCTCTAGGTTCTAATTTAAACCCAGTTTGTGATAAATCAAAATCAACCCTTGTAATGGCAGCTCTACAAAATTCTTCGTCACCCCAAAAAGGTCTAACATCTATAGATTTTTGTAAATTTAATACTTGTGGTAGAGAATCTATCGCTCTATCATCCCTAAATCTAGGCCCATCAAAATCAGAATCTGGGAACCCTTTTATTTTAAAATCTTCTGGCAACAATGAAAAACAACCAATATCACTAACATCCACATCCATAATGATAGTTTGGTCACCTATAGGCACCCCATATATCATGAAATCTCCGGACTCATTTGTTTTTACGGTATACCTATAATATTTCTCATATACGTATTTAACTTCTTGTTTATTTAATACATTACTTAGTGTTGGGAAAGTTCCTACGTTTACGTGACAGTCAAATGTTTTTTCACTACTTAGTAAATTATACCGTTTACCATCCTCATCACTATCAAAAGGTTGTTTAAATGGGTATAAAAATTTTATTACCTCGTTTTCTTCATCTTTATCGTCTAATGGTACAAATATTGATACCTTTGCATTTGGGATTCCGAACCCACCATTAGCTACTACCCTCCCAACAACAACACCAAAATCAGCACACATACGTGTATACACATCTTGTTGCGTTAATGAAAGACTAAGAATTTCTAACAAATCAAAGTCCTGTTTTAATTTAAATGTTACATTTTTATCTTTTGCACCATTTACATTGATATCCGTCCTTACCCTGAATGATTGACCCATATTTAATATTATTAATTACCCCATAAAATAATTCTATTATTTTTATGGTGGCTATAAAATAAATAGTTCCACCATTAAAACTAAAAGTACTTAATAATGGAATATAGTAAAGATTATTAAAATACTGGTTTACTTGGTTTTTTGAATCTCACGGAGATGTCTTTTTCTGGGAAACGGATTTGTAGTATCTCGTTAGGTTGAGCGTATATGGTGTCTTCTATTAGCCCGATTTGTTTAGTTGTTGCATTTATGTATGGTTGGGTACTTATGGATTGGGAGTATCCACCACCTACCTTATTAAACACATATAGTCCTGTTATGTTTAGGACCCCTGGTTGTCCCATTATGAAACCTCTTAGTGTGCCTAAAGTTAGGTCTTCACCTAATTCCATTTTATCCACCGAAAAATATTCACTAATTTTTGTTATCACGTTTGTAACAATACTGCCCTCATTCGCTGATTTTTCTAAAATTAAATCAAGACTTAATGACAAATCTATAACTCTTGCAGCTCCAACCAATATGTAGTCATTTAACATCCTGTAGTTGGATAGGTAGTTTGCTATATTATTTTTAAGTGTTTCACTAACTAGTGATGTTAGTTTACCGTCTGGTGTATAGGATAAAACATTTAAGTTTACTTTATTTTCTATTTCGGTAACCCCAACTTTAGCTGGTGCACCAAATGTAGCTGGCATTGTTCTTAATTTAGAAACGTAATCATTAATTGTAACACCTCTATTCTGTGCTGTAAAATTAAAAGCTATATAATTTCGTATCTCATCTGGAGACATCTGATTTGCCCCACCTATAGATGGTGTAGTATTTGTAACAGATAAACTATTTTTTACTGTTTGGTTTATCTGTTGGCTTGGTCCAGCTACCACAAAATCCACACTTCCTACCGTATTTATTGCTCCAGCTCCTATGTTTGATGATTTCCCACCACCAACTCTATATTGTATGAATAGAGTAGTATTTCCTTTAACGGAGTTACCTAAAGATACGTTATTTAAAAACTGTGACATATCTAATTTAACACCCTTTGACACAAATCCGTCTAACAAGTCTTGTGAGGTTTGGTTCCCACTACCAAAAGTTAAGTGAAAGAACCCTTCAGGTGTAAACTCAGTAATAAATCTTTGTGGTACCGTAATATACTTACCAACTTTTATACCTGGAGTATCTGGTGGCATAGAAGGGTCTATAACAAAAACTTCGTTTTGTGCTAAAGCTTCCACTTCATTCCATTTATTTGCCGTTGGTGATATGAATTCCGTGGTACTTGGTATCGTTTGGTACCCAAGACCATCTTTTTGTATTACACTAGTTACGCCTATAACATTTTTTTCCGGTAAAAAAAGTTTAAAGAATGGGTTACTATCAGCATTATTAATTTCTTTTTTAAATACCTTAGTTATTCCATTCACCAACACTTCTTTTTTAATAATCGTATAATTTTGTATAATACCATTAGAATTATAATTTGGTATTTTTGTTTGGTTTGGTATTCCTTCTGCACTATACTGAGATGAGAAGTCACAATCTTCTATTAATTCGAATACCTGACCAGCCCCCCTAAATTGTCCTCCGGCTCTTATCTTACCCAAATATTTAAAATCTTCTTTATCCCCTAAAACTGGGACTATGATGGATAAGTCACATACAGTAACTGAAGGTCTATTTCCTGGAATTTTTAAACCATAAGTTTTAGCTATGTTATATAAAGAACTCCTTTCTTGTGCATATTGTAAGACTGTCTCTTGGAAGGTTCTGTCTATTTGGAAATTTAGGTTGTCTGCGACTGCCGCATTTAGGTCTAAAAATACAGAATATATTGATGCATCATTAGCATTTTTAATTAAGTCTGGATAATAGGTATTCGTTAACCTTAGAAGTTCATTCCTAACCCCTAAAAAATCTCTTTCTGTATATGCTATTTTTTTCTCTGCCATATTATAAGTCTATTATAACAAAATCTTTACTCTCCAACATACCATCTCCAGCGGTATAGTCAATCCTTACTCTCATAGAGTAGTTTCTTTGGGCTTCCCCAACAAAACTCATGTTACCATCATCCATAGTCAAATCAATTTCTTGTTCATTATTTTTTTCCTCAGCTTTTAAATCTTCTAGTGTTTTTACGTCGACACTATTAATAACCAAACTAGGTAAATATTTACTCACCGCTTCACGTATTTCTCGTTCAATAGATATCTTAGTGGTCATATCCATTTGTTCGAATATATAACCAGCTAAATTCGTACCAAAATCAGGTAAAAAGTATCGTGTACCCTTACGTGTAAGAATTAAATGAACAAGGTTAGACCTTATCTCACTATCAGTATCGGTATTTAGTCCTAGAAAAAAACCTTCGGAACTATCTACAAATGGGAATGTTATACCGTATCTTTGGGTTGGCATTTCTTTTTTATAATAAATACTTCATATATTACTTTATGGTTTGTTTTGATTTTAAGATTATATTACCTTAGTTGTTGGCTATTTTTTGTATGTTTGGGTTGGTAGGGGCAGTGTCTGCAGTCATTTCCACAACACCAACCTCTTTTTTTATGATAGTCCTCTGTCATCACCATACTACCACTTTCCCAATAAAAATCTTCTGGTTGTAGTTTAGGTTTTACAAATTCTTTATAATGTAACTTACTAACCAAATCATCTTCTCTTTTCATTTTTCAATACCGTATCACAACTTCCACAATTATAGTGGTATAATATTTATTTACTGGATTTATGCGTCATCCAACTCGTTTACTTTCTTTTTCTCAATACTTTTTAAATCCACATCAATCTCACATACACCACCAGCACACGCTAACTCACCTGACAGGTTGGTGTTGTCGTCTAACTCCACAACTTTAGATAAATTAACCTCAGATAACGAATCCATCATTTCTTCATACTTTTCTTCTGTGATGTCTTCGAACGGGGCTTGGATATACGTCCCACCATTGTAGGGTAATACTGATAACCCATTATAGTGTTTTCTATTCTCCCACATCCATTCTCCAGTTGCATCCCATTCATGGTCCCTTAATGAAATTGTAGCAGATACATTATGTGAATTAGACCCTTTTCTATGACCTGACTTAACCCATTCCATGGCAACTTTCTTAACTCGTTCTAGTAATTGAAACGGAGATTCGGTTCTCATTATTGACCCTTCTGGTGCTTTTTGTGGTATGGATATCACAGCAGTGTCATGTGGTCTGAAATATTCATCCTCAACTAACTCGGGGTGGTTAATATGTAAATACGTATAAATAGCTTCATTCTTACCAACTCTTAATCTTCTGATGTAGAAGTCGTTATGCCAAGCATGAATACCTGATGACGTACCTAATGTTAATGATGTTGTTCCTGCAGGCTTTACTGTTGTACATCTTGCAGATTGATTTATGTTGATTAGTTTGGCTACTCTGGTGTTTTCTCTCTTAACTAAACTTGCTGACTTTGCCATGTCGTACTCTAAAACTTTACCGGAACCTATCCCAGTCATTGAGACACCGATAAGAGCGTCTTTTTCAGTTGTCTCTTGCCAAATTTCTCTAAGGTAGTGAAAATTTGTATATCCCGCTTGAAGTGTACCGATGAACGCAGCTGTTTTAACTCTTTCGTTTAGGTCTTCTTGTGATTCTATATTTGAGACATTTACTTCACATAGATTACAGAATTGGTTTGGTCGTAAAGCGATTTCACAACATGGGTTAGTTCCCCAATCCTTATCATTATTTAGATATATTCCAGGTTCTCCTGCTCCTGATAACTCAACTCTCTTCCAAAGACCCATAAAGAATTCTTTGGTGATTTTATGTCTCATTAAGCACGCTGAGTTATTAGCTCTACCTCTCTGTGGGTTCAATTCCCACCAATTACCAGATTTACAACCAATCATTTGTTCGTCATCCGCAGAAAATAAACTAATAAGTGCCGCTCTTCTAATTCCACCCGCTAAAACAGCGTCTGCGATATAACAAACAATATCGTGTACTTCAAGTGTAGTTAATTGTTCACCGTTTTCTTTTTCTTCTAACATACCACCAATCTTAACTAAACATTCTTTTAAGGGTTGTGGCCCTGGAGCTTTCCCACCTGAGGTTACTAATCTAGCCCCCTTTGCTCTAATATCTGAAAAATCAAATTCAACACTTGACCCACCACCATTCATGTATGATTTCATTAAAACTTTTATTGAATCTGCCCATCCCTCGATTGAATCTCCAATTAAAAATCTTTTTGTTCTCTTTGTATATGGTTTTTGTATTACTGGTAATTTTTCTACGTGGTGTTTTTGTACTGAATACCCAACACCGGTACCACCTAACAGTAAAAACATTGTTTCACTAAAAGAATCTACGGAATCTATAGGTAGGTAAGCACAGTTATAAATTCTATTTGGTGATATTTCGATTGGTTTACCTCCGAACTGCATTGACCTCATCGATGGTAGAACCTTTTTATCGTACACAAATACATATTTTTCATCTATTTCATCCTTTAGTTGTGGGTATTTTTTAATGTGCATTGCTTTATTACGTGTCACTAATTCTTCCCATGTTTCTCTTCTGTTTAGTTCTGGTACGTATTTTGCGTACTTCATATACACAGTAATATCCGAAAGGATTCTGTTTGATACTTCCATATTTTAATTTTTATTAATTACTTTTATTTATTACTTGTTGTCTTCTCTCTAGTGCTTGAGTGACTCTTTGTCTATTTCTTTGTGTTTTGTCTTCCTCAAAACCTAGGAATGTCGATGTACTGTCGGTATTAATTTCTAAAGTTCCGTTATCAAATTTACAATTTTCGAATATAATACCATCCCTACCTAACCTAGATTTTACAACAGCTATGGTAGCTAGACCCAATTCCTTTTGTTGTAAGGTTTTAGCTACAGATATTATAACATGACCAACTTGGGCTTTTTTAATTGACCCTCCCATCATATCGGTGGTCACAACTTCAGAACTTATAGATGTCCTATTTCCTTGTGTAGCTGTCCACCCAACTATATCTAATTCGTGACACATACCTTCAAATTTTCTCATAACAGAACCTTCACCCTTCCATTCATCATTAAAAGACCTGTCTGGTATTACACAATCTATATAATCTATTAAAATCATATCAAGTTTTACACCTTCTGAAATAATTTTCCTTACTTGATTCTTAATCTGTAACATACTCATTTCGTCAGATGGTAATTTTTTTAGTATTAGTCTACCTCCAGATTTTTTCATTTCATCAGCTTTTTCTAAAACTGTTTCTTTATGCTTACTTAACTCATCATTAACTATCCCAGTCCAACACGTAAAATGTTTTCTCTGTATAATTTTAGGGTTATCTTCGAAGAATATCTGAAGTACATTATACCCCATATTAAAAGCGGTATTAGCGAATCTTGTTAACATAGTTGTCTTACCAACTCCAGTTGGGGCTAATATAACCCCAATCTCTCCTTTTGCTAACCCACCATTTAGAATGTTATCCAGTCCGTCAATTCCTGTTGGTATTGGGTGTCTATAGTCCTCTTCTAGTAATTTTTCTAATTCAGTGAATATTTCAAAACTACCTACATCCCCATCACCAATCTTAATTGCATCTCTAATATATTCCTCACATTTATCATAATTCTCAAAATCACCTTTTTCCATTATACTTTCAACTTTACGGATAGCTTTCTTTAACTCCATTTGTTTACAGAATTTAATCGACTTTTCCTTAATGAATAGGTGGTCTTCAAAAGAAGCTTCTTTAACATCTTTCAACACATCAACTATGTTTTTTCTAGCCATTTCAGAACTAATCTCAATCCTGGTGAGTTGGTCTAGAGCATCAAATGATGGTGATGTTTGGTATTTCTCATAATATTCTTTAATTAACTGCATTATTAGTTTAAAGTATTGATTATCGAAATACTTTGGTAATATAGCATCAATTATCGATTGGAAGAATGTACGGTCTGTAATTAATAAATTAATCAGTTTCAGTTGGAATGTGTGTCCTAGGTACCCGAAATTTTTATTTTCGCTCATATATGAATTTGTTTAATAATAAGTACCTTAGTAACTGGTGATTAGATTATAATCTTGGTAGTGTGTCACAACTTCTTTATCTGATAACGTTTTTGTTAATTCGCGTATAATAGAAGATATTTGTGGTCTTATGTCCACAGTGAACCTAACTTTTGGTGGGTAGACGTGGGCAGGGGTCATTGTATCGTAAATTACCTTATTTCCTTTTTTAATTGTTAGTGTAAAATACACCTCACCTTCCGACTCCTCCACACTAGTAACTATATGGTTAGGTTCCAATAAAAATAAGGTTTTACGTTTTAACCCACTTACTATCCCGTCTAAAATATTACCAACTGTATGATGTAAATCTAACGAATTACATGCTTTATTGTTAAAATTTCTTACCGAAAAGAATCTTTGACATACTATATTATCTCCTAGTTTTAATACTACTTCACACTTTTGTTGGTTCTCTATTTTTTGTCTCATTTTATTTATTTTTTTTATTTTTGTAAAAATCTTTTTCTATTCTTGTTAATCTTAAAAATGGTCTTATGAAGTCCACCCAAGAATCATCTTTCTTAGGTAAAATATTAAGAATTCCATCTGACATCATCAAGCCCAAAGCATTTTTCCAATGCCTTCCTTCTGGGTCTATTGTGTCTTTAGACAATTCTTGTATCCCATTTATCGCTTCTTTGGTTAGGAACTGGTTTCCCACACCTATAATATTATAGTTAATATCTAATATATTAGGTTTTTGTTCTTTATTTTGTGTTACACCTTCTATTATGTTTTTCTCTTTCTGGGTTAGTTTATCTTTTTTGTTGATTGTGTCTATAACCTCTTTTAGTGTAACTTTTTCTTCTGTTATGTTGGGTTTTATTTTTATTAGTGACTTTAGTCCTACCATTTTTATACCGTATATATTATCGGAAGAGTCACCACAAATAGTTTTAATCAATCTTACATTACTATGTGGAACATTAATACCGTTTAATGGTACCTTATCCCCCGATTTAAACAACTTACTTAAGGATATGATATGTAATGATACTTTAGGGGATATTAACTGTAGTAGGTCTCTATCTGAGGTAAGGATAATAATATCCTCATCTTTAGATTTTTCACAATAATAACCTATACAGTCGTCAGCTTCACATTTATCAAATGTCGAATGTCTAACGTAAAGTTCTTCTAGGTATTCTTGTGTCCGTAATTTTTGTTTATCGTAGGATTGTAGGTCATCTTTAGATTTCTTTTTCAATCGTCTATTCAACTTATAATCCGGGTATAGTTTAAGTCTCGGGTGGGTGTTCTCTTTACCATCCCAAAACACAACAACCTTTGTTATGAGATATCCATCAATATGTTTTCTAAGTGTATTTAAAAAATGGTACAGGCCACCTATATGGTCTGTACCATTATACATATTTTTTATACCATGAAAACCTGTACTCAATAAAGAATTTCCGTCAACTAATAATGTTCTTATCAAAACACTCTTTTAAAGGGTTAAACAATTTTTTTTACTTTACAACTTCTAACAATTCTATCTCAAAATTTAAATCTTCACCAGCTAAAGGGTGGTTCATATCTAAATTTACACTATCCTCATCTATTTTAACTACTTGTCCTTGGACTGGTCTACCTTGGTCATCTTGTCCTTGGATGAACCCCTCTATCTCATATTTCATCTCTGGTGGAAATTCAGTTTTTTTAACCGTTATCACAGCTTCTGCGATATATTCCCCGTAAGCTTCTCCCGCTTTTAACTCAACACTACTTTTTTCACCAACATTTAGGTTTTTTACAACGTCATTAAACCCTTTAAGTAGGTTCCCGTCATCGATAGTGAACTCTAAACTTTCACCCCTCTCTCTAGAGTTATCAAACGTAGTACCGTCTTTTAAAGTACCTACATAATGTACTTTTACTTTGTCTCCTGTTTTTAATTTATCCATTTTCTTTTTCTATTTTTAAGTCGAACTCACCACCGGTCCCCAATTGTTCGGACCAAAATGTAGCGTATTCTTGTTTATATTTTTCAATTGATTTTTTTTCTTCTACTGGTTCTCTCCCTGAAACAAACCCATGTGGTGTTATCAAAATTTTACCGTCCTCATAACCCAAACCATTTACGTGATTTTTCATAATAGTTATTTTTGTCCTGGTAGCAAATTTCACTTTTCTTTTATCTTTAACAGCAGAAATGTTTGTTGTTCCAGCATTTTTTTGGTTACCGAATCTAAAGACTAGGGTTGAGTTTAGCCATAGGGACTCCCCTCCTTTT